GTTTAACTGATAAACAGCAATCTTGGGGAAATATCTATAACCTTGATCAGAATATCATGGACATTGAAAAGTATCAAAAGAACTTGAAGTTGCTAGAAAACAAGATTCCTGAGTCTATGATGGAAAAGATTCTCGGAATGGATATTGATGCAGGAAACGCTTATATGGCATGGTTCCAGCATATGTCAGAAACTGAACAGCAGGCTTACATTAATAAGTGGAATCAGCAGCAGAATATGTCCAAAACATTTTCTGAAAACTTCTTTGGAGATGATCTCGCAAAACTTCAGGCAAATTATGAATCTGAAATGAAAACAGTAACGGATGATCTGCAGAAAGAGATGAAACAGGCAGGAGTTAATATTGCCAAGGGATTAACTGCAGGTATGGAAAGCGAAACCAGAAACCTCAGCAAATCCATGAAGAAAATCTGTCAGAATATTATTAAGACAGCCAAAAAGACACTTAAGATTCATTCCCCATCTCGAGAATTTGCAAAGATTGGTTCTTATGATATTCAGGGAGCAATCAAAGGACATGAAAAAGAAGCGCCAAATCTGTATAAACAAATGGGAACGATTTCTCAGAACATGGCACAGAAATTTGCGAAAGCGAAGTTGAATGTTCAAGATATTCAGTCAAGGATGCAGGATGCGATCAACCTGCAGATGCAGACGATCACAACAAGGATGCAGCCAGTTGTGCAGGCAGATTCATCTGATGGAGCGCCATCAGTAGTTTATACTGGACCAGAACGAATTGAAGTTCCAGTGATCGTAGATGGACGAGAAATTACAAGAATGATTGCTCCGTATATGGATACAGAGCTGAATACGATTGCAACCAGAAAATCAAGAGGAGGTGTGTAAAATGGCAGGCGGAGCATTAGGAGTAATGATTGGAGAAAAACATACATTGAGAGATTGGAACCTTGGATGGACTGCGATCACTCTTGGTTTTCCAGAGCCAAAAACTTATGAACAGGATATTCCAGGGGCAGACGGAACACTGGATATCACAGAAGCAATTACTGGTGGAGATGTGAAGTATAAAAACCGAAACATCTCTTTAGAGTTTGAAACTCCGGACGAAGATTTCTTTCAGTGGGGAATGTGTATTTCTGAAATTGCAAATTATCTTGTGGGTAAGAGGGTGAAGATCATATTCGATACAGATCCTAGTTTTTATTATATTGGAAGACTCACAATTGATGTTGAAAAAACTGACAGAGTAAATGGAAAACTTGTGATTTCAGGAGATGTCGATCCGTATAAGTATGAAAGATATTCATCCCTTGAAGACTGGAAATGGGATACCTTTAATTTTGAAACAGATATTATAAGAGAATATAAGGATATTAAAGTCGATGGAGAGTATCAGTTATGTATTTCAGGAAGAAGAAAACGAGTCATTCCAGTGATTGAATGTAATACGGCAATGAAAGTCAGTTTCAATGATACGGAATATTCACTTCTCGCAGGTAGAAATAAAGTATTTAACATCTGGTTGACGGAAGGAGATAATATTTTAACGTTCAAAGGAACTGGCGTTATTTCAATCGATTATCGAGGAGGCAGTTTGTAAATGTATAGAATATTGTGTGATGGGAAAGTGCTGCATGATATTCGTGATCCGGATTATCAAGTGCTTTCACCGAAAATTTCATTGGAGTTAAACAAAACGGGGAATCTAGATTTTGGTATGCTTTCAACACATCCTCATGTAAATGGCATAAACAAATTAAAATCTAAGATCGAAGTGTATGAGGATGATGAATTATTGTTTTCTGGAAGAAGTCTGACAAATGAACAAGACTTCAAAAACACTGGCCAGATTTCCTGTGAAGGGGAGCTTGCTTTTTTGTTAGATTCAGTACAACGTGCACATGATTATGGTACCGAAACAACAGAAATAGGTCAGGCAGATACAAATGTCAAAATATTCAAAAGGCTAATTGAAGAACATAACGCGCAGGTAGAAGAAGAAAAGCGTTTTACAATTGGAGTAATTGATATAGATAGCGTAACCATTACAAAATTGTCTACGAACTATGAAAAGACATGGGATTTTCTTAGTTCTAATTTTTTAGGTAAATATGACGGCTATCTTCGAGTAAGGCATGAAAACGGAATCCGATATCTTGACTATGTAAAACAATATGGGAAAGTAAGTAATCAAGTGATCCGCTTTGGAGAGAATCTGCTTGATCTAAAGAAGTATTCGAAGGCAGAAGATATTAAAACAGCGATCATCCCGCTGGGAGCAGTTGTTGATAATAAAAATGTCGATATTAAAGCGGCAAATGGCCATGATGGGACAGATTATGTATATAACCAAGAAGCGGTAAATTTATATGGATGGATTTATGATAAGGTTGATTTTTCGGATATTTATGATCCAGACACATTATTAGAAGAAGCCAAGAAATATCTGCAAACGTGTATCAATCTGGCAATTACAATTGAACTTACTGCAGTGGATCTTCATATGATTGATGTAGATATAAATTCTATCAGGTTGGGAGATCTTGTTCCTTGTATTTCGACACAACACGGAATCATGAGTACGTTTGGAGATGTGAGTACGTATTATCTTGTAAGTAAATATGAACTAGATCTTGAGAATCCAACAAATAATAAAATAACTCTTGGAAGAACAATCAGTACATTGACAGACAAACAGGTAAACGATTCTGTAAATTTAAAGGCTCAGATAAGTGAAGTTAGAACAGAAATGTACAACCTTCCAGGATTAAGCCTGGAACCAATCACAAATGAAGTTTTAGAGGGAATCTTAAATTAAAGGAGAAAACAATGGCAGATAATAATTATCTTGATCAAAACGGAGTCTTATATCTCTGGCAGAAGATAGTAGCAAAGATAACGAATATGATCGCAAATAAAGTAGACAAAGTAGATGGCAAAGGATTATCTACAAATGATTATACAACAGCAGAAAAAACAAAGCTTGCAGGAATCGCAGAAGGAGCGAATAAATATACGCACCCTACGACAAGCGGAAACAAACATATTCCATCTGGTGGTAGTGCTGGACAGATCTTAAGATGGGATTCGGATGGTACTGCAGTATGGGGTGCAGATAATAATAATACCACGTATAGCGATATGAAAGGAGCAACCACATCCGCAGCAGGTACACACGGATTGGCACCAGCACCTGCAGCAGGTGCAGCTAATAGGTATTTAAGATCAGACGGAACATGGAGTGTTCCGCCTGATAACAATACGACATACAATGATGCGACGCAATCTTCACATGGGCTTATGACTGCGGCAGATAAAAAGAAGATCGATGAGTTACCAACAAATGCAACGCTATCAAGTACATATGCAAAGAAATCTGAAATCACAGGTGTTTATAAATACAAAGGATCCGTGGCAACAGAAGATAAATTACCAACATCTGGACAAACAACAGGAGATGTTTACGATATTGCAGCAGCATCATCTTATGGAGCTGCAGGGATGAATGTTGCATGGAATGGAAAAGCGTGGGATGCTCTAGGGGAAAAATTTCAGATTGCTGCAATTACAAATACATGGATGGACGCAAATCTTACATAAAGGACGGTGTTTAATGTGGCAAGTTATTTAGATGAAACAGGGCTTTTAAAGCTGTGGAATAAAATAAAAAACTATGTGAGTAATCACACAGGAAACAAAAACAATCCTCACGGAGTCACAAAGTCTCAAGTAGGATTAGGAAGTGTTGAAAATAAATCCAGTGCAACAATCAGAGGAGAAATAACGGCATCAAACGTAAACACAGCGTTAGGTTATACGGCTGCAAAACAGACAGACGCAAATAAGGCGATTACAGGAATTTCTGCGAGCGGAACAACTCTTGTATTGACACAATTAGATGGAACAACAAAATACGTAACGGCAGAGCTTGTAAAGGGACAGATGATCTATTGCTGCAGTAACAGTGAGGATCAGATTTATTGCTGTTAAATGAAAGGAGAAATAATAATGGCATACACAAAGAAAACATGGGTAAAAGGAAATACGCCTTTATCCGCAGAAAATTTTAATCATATGGAGCAGGGAATTGCAGATGCACACACAGATATTGCGCAGCTAAATTCTGACTTAAATAACAGAATAGAATTTACAATTACTAGCATAGATTCAA